CCTCTATAACTCTACTATTAACAGGAGCTGTAGCAAATGTTAAAGTAGTTCCAGAAACTGAGTAAACATTATCAGCTTGATAAACCCCATCAATAAATACAATTAACCCATCTTCATTGGTCATACTTGTAGATAATGTAAAGGCTGTAGTAGAACCGTCTCCTGTAAAAGTATTTTTAGCAAATGTAGAACTACTTCCACCTCCACTACCACTACCAGCAATAGCACCCCATGAACTAGTGTAACCTTCAAATTGGTTAGTAGTTGAGTTATATCTAAATTGTCCTGCTGCTCCACTTGGTCTTTGTGCAGTTGTTCCTACAGGAACTAAAATAGCATCTGTATTTGAACCAGCATCTATTGAAACTGTTGGTGAAGCTTGATTAACACCAATTCTATTATTAGAAGTATCAACTTTTAAAACATTAGTGTCTACTGCTAAGTCTCCAGAGAATGTACCTGTTGTACCTGAAACAGCACCTGAGAATGTACCTGTAGTAGCTGTTATTCCTGCAGTAACTAAATTAGCAGCAGCATAACCAGTAGCACTTGTATCTACAGTAGCAGCCGGTTCTGTTTGTGTATCGGTAAATAATCTAAAGGTATTATCTGTAGAAGCATCAAAATATAAACCTGCATATTTAGTTGTACTTGATTCTACATATTTACCAAAGAATCCAAAGTCACTGGAATTACCTGTGTTAGAATTTAAAAGCCCTGTAAAGTTATCATCAGATACTATTGGACCAGTCTGTGTAGTTGTACCAGAAACTGTTAAGTTTCCAGAGACTGTTAAATTATTACCAATAGTTACATTACTAGGTAATCCTATCGTAACTGTACCAGAACTTTCTGCGACATCAACTTCATTAGAAGTTCCTGAGAATGTAATCGTACCGCCTAATGCAGTAGCTGTTGAATTAGAACCATCACTTACAGTTATACTAGAGTTAGCTAGTTTTGAATTAGCTATAGAACCAGCTAACATAGCGTTAGTAATAACACCAGAACCTATAACTAAGTCAATAGTACCATCACTATCTTCGTAAGTAGCTGCAATACCTGTTTCAGTATTACTTGAGAACATAGCTCCTACTGTATCTTGAACAACTTCTGTTAAGTCTATATTAGCTGTTCCATCAAAAGATACACCATGAATAGTTCTTGCAGTTGCTAACGCTGTAGCTGTAGCTGCATTACCTGTAATGTCACTTGAAGTTAATGCAAGTGTACCTGTAGTTGCAGGAAGTGTTAAAGTTATATTACCACTAAATGCTGAGTGAGCTGGTGCTTGTAATCTTGCATAGTGAGCATTTGAAGACTCACAATAAAAATCTATGTATGATTGTGTACCACCATTTTTAATAGAGATAGCACCTTGAGAAATCTGTACTCCGTTAGTAGAACCACCACCAACTCCTAGTGAAGTTGTAATCTGAGCAGCAGCCGGTATACCTATAGTTACTGCATTACCTGTAGCAGATGTTTCTATTTCATTAGATGTACCACCAATAGTTAAAGTTTCACTATCTAAGTCAATCGCAATAGTTCCACTATCAGTTGTTACATCTAAGTCTTCTGCAGTTAGTTGTGTGTCTACATAAGCTTTAACAGATTGTTGAGTTGGTATAAGCGTTGCAGAGTTTGAAGACATATCATCTTCATCTACAAAAGCTGTAACAGTTATTGTACCATCTGATAAAGAACCGTAAGTAATTGTACCTGTAGTTGTGATAGCAGATGAGCCATTGTCTATAGCTCCAAAGCCACTTGTAATGCTACCTGCGTTTAGTGCTCCTACAGTTGTAACATTAGAAAGTGTATCAAGGGCAGACTCAAAGTAAGTTTCAAAGTCTGTCAAGGCAACTTGTACCATAGTACCGTTGTCATTTACTACTACTCTATCAGCATCTGCAAGTGTAGTAGATGTAGCAGATGTATTACCATCTACAATATTTAATTCTGTAACTGTTGATGTAATCCCATCAAGTGCATTTATTTCTGCTGCAGTTGCGGTAACCCCATCAAGAATGTTTAGTTCGGCTGCAGTACTAGTAACTGCTGTACCGTTTATAGAGAGTGCATCAGTTTCTAAAGTACCATCAATGTCTGCATCACCAGATATATCTAAAGTAGCTGCATCTAACTCACCAGTTAGTGTTACATTTCTAAAGCTACCAATATCTTTGTTACTGTCAACAACTACAGCTTTACTAGCTGCAACTGTACCTGCAGTGACTCCATCTATAGTTTCTAGTTCTGCTTCACTAATATCTGCAGAACCTATAACAAAACTTGTACCTGTGATTGTTGTACCTGTAATAGCTGCTGCACTAGAACCACCAATAACAGCACCATCAACTGTACCACCATTTATGTCTGCAGTATCAGCAACAAGACTATCTATGTTTGCTGTGCCATCTATAAATAAGTTTCTCCATTCTTGTGAAGAACTACCTAAGTCATAAGTGTCATCGTCATCAGGAATAATACTTGAGTCTATATCAGCTCCAAAGACTACGTTATCAGTAGCAGCATCACCCATAGTAATAGTACCACCGTTAAAAGTAGTCGTACCAGTTACTGTTAAGTTACCACCTACAGCAACATTACCAGTTGTAGTTATGCTATCTATAAATGCATCTTTGAAGTATAAAGAACTTGTACCTATGTCAACATCACTATCTGTAACAGGTACTAAAGCACCATCTTGTACTCTTATTTGTTCTACTGCTGAAGATGAAACTTCTACATAAAATCCTAATCTATTATTTGTACTATCAACTTCTATTTTGTTTAAAAAGTCTAAGTCACCAATTTTAAATATGTTACCACCTTGTCCAGCACTACCATCGTGTCTGTGACCTGTAGAACTTGCACTACTAGATGAGTAGGCAAATGCGTTTACTAATTGATTGTACTCGTTATTAAATAACGCAGCAGTAATAGTATCCCCATCACTGAATGAACTTTGTCTAGTGTAGTTTTGAGCCATTTATTATCTCCTTCCTGACGGTACGTAGTCTATGTACAAACCGTTTATAATGTACGGTTGATTTGTGTTCTTTGTAAAAATACTAAAATTATTACTATGTCCACTTCCTGTTAATGCTGTTCTCACTGTTGGATGTTCTCCTGCACCAAAAGTATTAGTATTAAATACAGCACTACCAAAGAGTGATGGTAACGGTACAGTTCCTATACTAATATCAGCAGGTTGTGGTGTATCCGTACTTTCAAAATCGTATCTAACCCTAATTGTTGGTGTAGCATCATTTTCTGGACTAAAAGATATTTTTAGATACTGTAAAGTTTTTAGCATACCTAAATCACCGTAATCAATGTCAGGTGTTGTATACTGAGCATCTATATCGCTTTCAGTTCCTGCAGGGTTAAATGAGTTACCTGTATCATGGTTGTAAACATACCCTGCAAAGTCACCATGAAATGCTTTCTCAACTCCAGTGTTTGTAAAACCAGAAGTAACTGCCGGAGCTTCGATACCTCTTGTTTCTGACCACTGCCAACCTTCAGGTCTTAGTGTTCCTATAATTCCTTCTTGTATTAAATCACTTTGACTAGACTTACCGTAATATAATCTGTACTGTGACTTATCTCTTAATACGACACTACTAATTGTAAAAGTGTCAATGTTATCTGCTATCTGTTTTATCTGTGGCTGAATAGCTTTACTTATTGTGCCTAACTCCACATCTCCAATTCTTGCTGTACCGGCAACTGTTCTTAATCCATCTGGAGCTAAGAAGATTAGGTCACCACCAAATTCCTGAATACTCTGTCCATCTAAACAACCCACGTTTTTAGTAACTGGTACAACTTGTAGAGCTGATGAGTTGTCAACATTTTGTAATTTAAAGATAGAGTTTTTACAAAATATAAATAATTCGTTACGGAAACTTTTAAGACCTACTATCTGGTCTTCTAATGTTATTGAGACTCCACCAGTAAAATCATCTATGTCATTAACAGCACTTATGTAAACTGTGTTTGGTGTTGACGGGTCTCCTGCAACTACTAAGCGTCTTCCGTGTATTGTACAAAACTTTGCAGTTGTACTACCGCTTATTGTTATCTGACTAGCAAAAAATGTTCTGTTAGTAATATCTGAATCTGTACCAGTCATTTTAAATAAAAATGGTTTATTACTACCACTTGCATCTGTCATAACTAGGTCACCATAAACAGATGTACCTTCATATAATGCAAAACTATACTGAGCTGGTGATGTTAAACTAAGTGCACTTCTACCTGTAAATGCAGTATGGTTATCACCACTACTTGCTACACTTGCTTTATTTATTTGTAACCAGCTAGTTCCAGTTTGACTAAAATAAATATTACTACCACTTGCAGCTATTACTCCATCAGCATAAACAAACAATCCATATATCTGATTAGAAGAGTTAGGTCTAGCAGAACTACCACCACCAAATAAACTATAACCGTTTATTCTTCTGTAACCACCCTCTACAGCAACTTCAAAGTTTCTTAGTGTAGTTGCTACTCCGGGAGCTTTAAACAAGTCAAAACGATTAGCACTATCTACTAATCCTCCTGAACATGCAAAACCGTATGGTTGACTTCTAGCCATTTAGTTTATGGAGTCTCTTGAGAATCAATTAATGTTTCATAAGCTGACTTAACATCATCAGTCCAAGTTGCATTTGCAATCGCTTGAACTCTAGCATCTTCACCAGATATGTCGGTATCTTCCCATGAGCCAGAACTTTTATCTCTAGGGTCTATAGCGTGTCTATGAAAAGTTCTTGTAATTTCATTACCATCTTCTTTGATTATGGTGGCAGTTCTTATCTGTATTCTGCCTGTTTCCATAACTTCAATTTTGTCTGCTTTTGTTTCTTTTGTTATTGCCATAATTATTACCTATTATTAAGTTAAGATATAAGTCCTGTTACACAACCAATAATTCTTGAGTTATCATTTATATAACCACCTGCTGTTGTTATATATGCAGTTGTACCGCCTAGCATTAAATAAATATTTCCAGCATTCACGTAAGCAAATATAGGGTCGGTCTGATTACTTACATTCGCTGCATACGCAACTGTGGCAGCTCCACCAAGATTATTCCCCTCAAAAGTAAATCCATGTCCACCTAAAAGCACATAAGGTCCAGATAAAGTACCTTTTGCAGAAAGCTGTACATCAAACCCTAATGTAACGAACTTACCAATTTTTCTATATCTGCCGTTTTGTAAAGTATAAGATTGTCCACTTGCACCACTTGACCCTATTATTGTTGGTGACCAAGTTCCTTCCTCGTAATCGTTTAGATAGTTTGAAGAACCTGTCCCGCCTAGATAAGCACCACCTGAAAGAAAGATGTTTTGAAATCTGTTAGTAGATGTACCTAAATCTATGGCTGCATCTCTTGTAGCATTTGTTGATGCGTTGTAAGGAGCAACTGCATCTACACTTCCTGCCATTAATAATCCTGCATCACCATTACCAATACCTAATAAACTTGAAAGAGTACCAATAGTTCCAACTGTTGTTGTATTATCTTTACGAAATTCAAGAATTTCTCCGTCAGATGTTTGACGATTTAAAATAGCAGCTTCTTCCCCATCTGTTGATGTAAAGAAACGACCACCTGATTCAAAAGTTGTACCTGTATTTGTAATACTGGAAGAAGTTTTAGATATCAACACGCTTTCTGATGAATCAATAGTCATCGCAGTCGCATTACTGTTATCTACTATTCCGGGAGTGCTTGATAATTCTGCAGGTATTTTAGTTGTCATTTATATCTCCTAAAAATATGTTCTATCATCTGACATATATTTTG